TATATATATCATGGCGACAAATTCACTAGATGCTGTACTCGCTCAGTATGAAAAAGCGAAAAGCGGAGGAAGCTCTGCAAACAAAATGTCTCAAGAAGACAGAATGAAAAAATATTTTGCGGCTATCCTAACGCAGAATGAAAACTCGGGACAAAAACGTCTTCGTATTTTACCAACCCCTGATGGGTCATCACCTTTTAAAGAGGTGTGGTATCATGAGGTACAGGTTGAGGGTAAATGGAATAAAATCTATGACCCAGGTAAAAACGATAATGAACGTTCACCATTGACTGAAATTCATGACGAATTAATGTCAACAGGTAAAGAGTCCGATAAGGAACTTGCTAAATCTTACAAACCTCGTAAATTCTACATCGTTAAGGTTATTGACCGAGATAACGAAGCGGACGGAGTTAAGTTTTGGAGATTTAAACACAACTACAAGAACGAAGGTATCCTTGACAAAATCATTCCAATTTGGAAAGCTAAAGGTGATATTACTGACCCTGAAAAAGGACGTGACCTTATCATCGAATTAGCAAAGGCTAAGACTCCAAAAGGGGCTACCTATACGGTTATTCAAACCGTAATGCATGACGACCCATCTCCTGTTCACACAGATGCGGAAACTGCTAAATCTTGGACTGAAGACCCACTTACTTGGGCTGATGTTTACTCTAAAAAACCTGTTGAGTATTTGGAAGCAATTGCTCGTGGAGAGACTCCAAGATGGTCTTCTGAATTAGGTAAATATGTTTATGGAGACGCCGATTCTGAAATGAGTGTCGGTGGTGGAAACATGTCAATTGTTGACCCACAAGCAGGTGACGAACCTGATGGTGATTTACCATTCTAATTTATACGGATGGGCACTATTATAAATAAAGTGTCCATCCTTTTTCATTTTTACACTAACAATTAAAACACATAAACAAATGACATTGCAAGAAAAAATGTTTTTAGCTCTCGTTAAAAAATACGAGGCGGAAATTGCTGAAGCTGAAGCGACCTTATTGATTTATTTTAACACCCCTGTTGGAATTGGAGAGCATCCACAACATTTGGAGGAAATGGATAAGATGGTTGAAAAATTGGCTAATGCTAAAGACAAATTACAAACACTACAAGAAACAATTAAATTTGAAAAATAATGGCAATAAAGAAAAAAGAATTCTCATTAGATGCAATCAAAAACAAGTATTCTACAAAAACTAAATACAAAGACACGGAGTTTTACGAAGTGGATGAAGCGTTCCATAGTGCTTGTGGTCTACCTGGTCCTGCTTTGGGTAACATCAATATGTTCCTCGGTCATTCGAACTCTTCAAAAACCACAGCTCTTGTTAAAGCCGCTGTATCGGCTCAGAAGAAGGGGCATTTACCCGTTTTCATTATTAGCGAAAAAAAGTGGTCGTGGGACCACGCCGTGGAGTTAGGACTTGAAGCTAAAATGGTTGACGGAGAATGGGATGGACAATTCATATTTAACGACAACTTTGATTACATTGAACAAGTTACTGATTATATTAACGAGTTGTTGGATGAACAAGAAAAGGGTAATATTCCTTATTCACTTTGTTTCCTTTGGGACTCAGTCGGTTCAATTCCTTGTAAGATGACTTTCGATGGTAAGGGTGGAAAACAACATAACGCATCCGTATTAGCCGATAAAATCGGTATGGGTGTCCAAGCTCGCATTACCAAATCACGTAAAGAAGAATATCCTTATACTAATACTATGGTAGTTGTTAATCAACCTTGGGTTGAATTACCCGATAATCCATTTGGACAACCAACAATTAAGGCAAAAGGTGGAGAAGCAATGTGGTTGGCATCGGCTCTTGTATTTTTATTTGGTAATCAGAAAAATGCTGGTATTAATCACATTACCGCAACTAAAAATGGTAGGACGGTATCTTACGCAATTAGAACTAAAATCTCAGTATTAAAAAACCACATTAATGGTCTTGGATATAAAGATGGTAAGATTATAGCAACACCACAAGGATATATTGCTGACGATAAAGACGCTCTTGAAAAATATAAAAAAGAGTATTCCCAATATTGGAACGCAATTCTTTCAGGTACAGGAGAAATTACTCTTGACGAAACTGAAGAAACTTTTGAAAACGAAAACGAACCATTTTAATATTTTTTTGTGAAAAAAACGCTCCTTGTTGATGGGAATAATTTGATGAAGATTGGGTTTCATGGTGTGAAGGACTACTTCCACAATGGGGAACATATTGGAGCAATTTATCACTTCATTAACACATTAAGAAAGTTTATTGAAGAACAAAACTTTGATAAAGTGGTGGTATTTTGGGACGGAGAAGACTCCACGAGTATTCGTGGGGTCCTTTACCCCAAATACAAACAAAACCGTAGATTAACTATGGAAGAACCTATTTTCATGTCTTATTTAAAACAGAAAAATAGGATTAAACAATATCTTGAAGAGGTCTATATCCGACAGATTGAAATTGCGGGTAGAGAGGCTGATGATTTAATTGCGCACTATTGTCACATATCTGAAAATGAACAAAAGTTAATTTTTTCATCAGACAGGGATTTAACACAATTAATTTCTGAAAATGTGTCAATATACTCACCATCACTTAAAGCAACCTTTAAACATGGTGATAAGATTAAATTTGATAGTTTTGAATTCCCTCACTACAATGTCAAAACATTAAAAATATTGACAGGTGATAAATCTGATAATATTGAAGGTATCTATCTACTTGGGGAAAAAACGTTAGTAAAATTTTTTCCTGAGATACTTGAAAAAGAAGTTTCTTATTCCGATATTTTAACAAGAGCTGAAGATTTATTAAAGGAACAAAAAGATAATCAAACTTTAAAAAATCTTCTAACAGGAAAGACAAAATCAGGTATATTTGAAAACGAATTTTTTGAAGTAAATGAACAAATCGTCGATTTATCGAACCCACTCCTCAAAGACGAGGACAAAGAAGAAATTTCCCAAATTGTCAATGAGACATTAGAAACTGAAGGGAGAAGTTACAAGAACATTATTCGTTATATGGTTGAAGACGGATTATTCAAGTACCTTCCTAAAGGTGATGACTCGTGGACATATTTTTTAAAACCATTTATGAAGTTAACAAGAAAAGAAAAAAACAAAAAGTAAAAAAAAACAATTATGAGAGAACAGCAAGACATTACGAAACTGGAGTTTCTGATGACGGTGAACAACAATTTTATTGTTCAAAGATTTTTTAACGTGAAAGGATATAATCCAAAGGCTCATCGCTCGGTAGAGATGAACGAGATTATGAGTGGATTTGTCGAAGATTTAAAACACGATTTTAAAATGAAGACATTGGGTTACATGTTAGACAACCAGTATCAAATTACTGAAGACCCCGAGATTCTAAACACATCATTTACTGATGGTCCTGAAACTTTTAATATCTATGTTAGGACTGGTGAAAATCTATTGTGTCATTATACCTTTGATGCTAAATTGTATCCACCGAAAGTTAGATACACTGTTGATGTTAGACCTTACTTGAAGAATATTTTATTCTCATTGACTGAAGTATTGTCGTCAAAAAAATTAACACAATTCTACATGGGTTACTCTTTGGTTTAATGATATTTAATAAAAAAAGGATATATGGCGGACAAAAATTTTGAATACTTAGGACAAACATTTCAGTTACAATTATTGAATCAATTGATTGTTGATAAGGATTTCGCCCATTCCATTATTGAAGTATTAGAACCAAACTATTTTGAAAACAAGTATTTTAAGTTAATCGTGCAAATGGTTAAGGAGTACTATCAAAAGTTCGAACATTCTCCAAGTTTTGATACCCTTAATCAAGTTGCTAAAAGTGAAATTGCTCAAGAGTTATTGTTAAAGATAACTCTTGACACTATTTCTGATATTAAGAATGTTGATGAAAGTGGTACTCAATTTGTTCAGGAGAAGGCTTTAAAATTCTGTAAACAACAAGAGTTACAGAAGGTGATGGAGAAGGCGAAAAAGATTATCGACCACGGAGAATTTGAAAACTACGATACATTAGAAGAAATGGTTCGTGAGGCATTACAAGTTGGTAATGTTGACAGAGGAACTGGTGATGTGTTTGAAAACTTAGATGATGTATTAGCGGATGATTATAGACACCCAATTCCTATGGGAATACCTGGAATTGATAATTTATTGAAAGGAGGTTTGGCCAAAGGAGAAATTGGTGTTATATTAGCACCCACAGGTGTTGGTAAATCAACTCTTACAACAAAGATTGCGAACAACGCATTTAATTTAGGGTTTAATGTTTTACAGGTATTCTTTGAGGACAATCCAAAGATTATCCAAAGAAAACATTTCACTTGTTGGACAGGTATTGCACCTGATGACCTTAGTGCTCATAAAGACGAGGTGTTAAAGAAAGTTGCTGAGATTGAGGAAAAAATGTCAAATAAGTTAATCCTTAAAAAACTTCAGTCTGACACATTTACTATGAGTCAGATTAAGAATCAAATTCGTAAGATGATTGCTGATGGGACACATATTGATATGATTATTTTGGATTACATTGATTGTGTCACACCTGAGAAAGCTTTGGAAGATGAATGGAAATCAGAAGGTTCGGTAATGAGAGCGTTTGAGGCGATGTGTCATGAATTGGATATTGTTGGTTGGACTGCAACACAAGGTAATAGAAGTTCAATATCGTCAGATGTTGTAACTACAGACCAAATGGGTGGTTCAATTAAAAAGGCTCAAGTTGGTCACGTTATTATTACGGTTGCTAAATCATTACAACAAAAAGAATTAAATCTTGCAACAATTGCAATTACCAAATCACGAATTGGTAAAGATGGGGTTGTGTTTGAGAATTGTAAGTTCAATAACGAAATGTTAGATATTGATACTGAAAGTACTACAACATTCTTAGGTCTTGAAGAACAAAAAGAAGAAAGAAATCGAAATAGGATTAAAGAAATTATGGAGAAAAGAAAACAACAACAGGTATAATTATTAAAACAGAAACAGACAAAAAATTATGGAAAAAATATTAAAAGAAAACCCGAACCGATTTGTGATTTTCCCAATCCAATACAACGATATATGGGAATATTATAAAATGCACCAAGCGGCATTTTGGACTGCTGAGGAAATTGATTTAAGTGGTGATATTAGAGATTGGGAAAATTTATCAGAAAATGAACAATATTTTGTTAAAAATATTTTATCGTTTTTTGCGGCATCCGATGGAATTGTAAATGAAAACTTGGCTGAAAATTTCTACCGAGAAGTACAATATCCTGAAGCAAAATTCTTTTACGGAATCCAACTTGCAATGGAGAATATCCATTCATTAATGTATTCCCTTCTTATTGACACTTACGTATCAAATGAAGAAGAGAAGAACAAATGTTTCACAGCTTTGGATAATCTTCCTGCAGTTCAGAAGAAAGCTAAATGGGCTTTAGATTGGATTGAAAATGCGTCTTTCCAAGAAAGATTGGTGGCGTTCGCTGCGGTGGAAGGTATTTTCTTTTCAGGTTCATTCTGTTCAATCTTTTGGTTAAAGTCTCGTGGTATTATGCAAGGTTTGTGTAATGCTAATTCTTTAATCTTTAAAGATGAAAATTTACATTGTGATTTTGCAATTCATTTGTTGAATAATCACGTTGAGGAAAAACCAAGTGAAAAAAGAATTAAAGAAATTCTATTATCCGCTTTGGAAATTGAAAAAGAATTTATCACAGAGTCATTACCGGTATCTCTTATTGGAATGAACCAAAATTTAATGAAACAATATTTGGAGTTTGTGGTAGATGGTCTACTTGTTAAAATGGGATGTAAAAAACAATTTAATGTTGAACAACCATTTAAATTTATGGAACAAATTGCCGTTGAAACAAAGGGTAATTTCTTCGAATCTCGTACAGTTGAATATCAAAAGGCAAAGTTAAATGAGACCCTCTCCTTTACTGATGACTTTTAATTTACTATCTTTTTAAACTATGATGTCACTAAGAATTAAAAAACGTAGTGGAGACGATGCGTCGTTCAATCCACAAAAAATTTATCAAAGAATTAAACGAGCCTCAAAAGGGTTGAATGTTAATTCTGATGAAATCTTTATTAAAGTGATAACCTCAGTTCCGACTGAGGGTCTTATCACCACAAAAGATTTAGATAAGTTAATTTATGAAATTGCAGCTGCTTTTACAGGAAGTCATCACGACTATTCTCGTTTAGCGTCATCAGTGGCTATTTCATCTTACCACAAAGAAACTGACCCAAGTTTTTCAAATACCATGAATATGTTACACGTTGATGGTATTGTGAGTAATGAGTTAATGGAAATTGTTGAGTCTTACGGACCAAGTAAGATTGATGAGATTATCAATCACGATAACGATTATAACTTTGACTATTTTGCTTGGAGGTCTTTATCTGAAATGTATTTGTTGAAATTACCAAGCGGTAAGGTTGTTGAAAGACCACAACATATGTATATGAGAGTGGCTCTTTGGGTAACTAATACATTTGAAGAGGCGGTTGAGTATTACCAAGCGTTATCTAGTCAAAGAATATCACCAGCAACTCCAATTATGATTAACGCAGGAACAAAGGTACCACAACTTGCATCTTGTGTTCTTCATTACAACGATTCTGATTCTCGTGAAGGTTTGTTGAATACTATGAGAGATATCTCAACATATTCATCAGACGCTGCTGGTATCGGATTATCAATGTCAAACATTCGTAGTAAGGAAAGTCGTATTACATCTTCAGGTGGATATGCGGGTGGACTTTTGAAATACCTAAAGATTGTTAATGAGTCACTTCGTTTCTTTAACCAACAAGGACGTAGACCTGGTTCAGCGGCAATCTATTTGGAACCTTGGCATAAAGATATCATGGATTTATTGGATATTAAAAAGAACACAGGAGCGGAAGAATTAAGAGCTCGTGATTTGTTCACGGCACTATGGATTCCTGACAACTTCATGAGAGCAGTTAAGGATAATGATGATTGGTATTTGTTTTGTCCAAACGATATTGTGAAGGCAGGTATTAAACCATTACAAGAAAGTTACGGGACTGAATATGAAGAGAATTATAAGTTAGCGGTAAATAAGGGTCTTGGTAAAAAAGTTAAGGCTCAAGAAATTTGGAATAAGATTATTGAATCTCAGATTGAAACAGGTGTCCCATATCTATGTTCTAAAGACAATGCAAACAAGAAAACAAACCACCAAAACATTGGTGTAATTAAACAATCAAATCTTTGTAATGAGATTTACCAATACACTGATGAAAAGACAACTGCAATCTGTACTCTATCATCGATGGTATTAAAGAACTACGTTAAAGACGGAGAGTTTGATTTCAAAGGGTTGTATGAGGAAACACGTAAAGTTGTAAGAGCGTTGAACAAAGTAGTTAATATTAACAACTACTCAACTGAAAAAGGACGTAAAGGTGGATTAGAGCAAAGAGCAATTGCTATCGGAACTCAAGGACTTGCTGACGTATTCTATTTGATGGATTATATTTTCACATCCGATGAGGCTCGTAAGTTAAATAAAGAAATTTTTGAAACTATCTATTTCGCAGCAATTACTGAAAGTAATAGATTGTGTATGGATGGTAAATATGTACCATATGCTCACTTTAACGGGTCACCTATGTCACAAGGAGTATTTCAATTCGATATGTGGGGATTGAAAGAAGATGAGTTATCAGGAAGATGGCCTTGGGATGTTTTGAAAGAGAATGTTAAAAACTATGGTGTTTGTAACTCATTGTTCACAGCTCAAATGCCTGTAGCATCTTCGGCCAAGATTACAGGTTCATATGAAATGACTGAACCCGCACATTCGGCAATCTTTAACAGACGTGTTGTTGGCGGTGAAATTATGATTGTTAACAAGTACTTGATTAGTGATTTTGAAAAGATTGGAATTTGGTCTGAAGACTTAAAGAATGAAATCATTATGAATGAAGGGTCAATTCAGAACATTAACTTCAATAACTATCTTGATTTAGAGGATAAAAAATACAACTCAAAGGTTAAAAGAATTGAACACTTAATTCAGAAATATAAAACAATTTGGGAAATTTCACAAAAGGCATTGATTGAAATGGCGGCTGACAGAGCTCCGTTTATTGACCAATCACAATCAATGAACATTTATATGGGTAACCCAACGTTGTCTAAGATTTCTTCATCACATTTTTATGGATGGGAAAAAGGATTGAAAACACTTTGTTACTATGTTAGAACAAAGGCGATTTCAACAGGAGCAAAACATTTGGCAGTTGATATCTCAAAAATTAATCAACCAAAACCAACTCCTGAACCACCAAAGGTAGATTATAGTTATATGAATTTACCTCCAAAACCTGAGAATAGTGACTTTGATTGTTTTGGATGTTCATCTTAATATAATCCCGACTTAGGTCGGGATTTTTATTTTATAAGAGATTTACTGAAAAAAATACAACATTATATTTATAACATATGGCTAACGGTATAACTTACGGTATAAACTTCCCATTCCAAGACTCAAAGACTGGTAAATACCTATCATTATCCGAAACAACAAATGATGAAATTAGAAGTAATTTAATTCATTTGTTATTAACGAGAAAAGGTAGTAGGTATTTTTTACCTGATTTTGGGACAAGAATTTATGAGTTTTTATTTGAGCCGTTAGATGGACCGACTTTTAATGATATAGAATCAGATATAAAAGACTCGGTTGAAAAATACATACCAAATTTATTAATAAATAGCATATCAATAACACCATTATCAGAATTAGAACAAGACCCAATTGCGTCAAATTCAAACCCTGATTTAGACCCAAGAATATATCAATTACCTGGAAGAGGTACTGAAGAGTATACTGCAAAAGTTAAGGTCGAGTATACAATAACTAGTGATGTGTTTAATTCTAAAGACTTTGTAATTATCAATATATAAAATGGCAAAACAAATATCATATACCGTAAGAGATTTTCAGAATATACGTACTGAATTAATAAATTATGTAAGAAGTTATTATCCTGAATTAATCCAAAATGCTAATGACGCATCAGTATTCTCTGTCTTTTTGGATATGAATGCTGCGGTTGCGGATAATTTGAATTACAACATTGACAGGTCGTTACAAGAAACCGTATTACAATATGCTCAACAAAGGTCTTCAATATATAATATTGCTAGAACTTATGGTTTGAAAATACCGGGTCTTAGACCATCGGTTGCGATTTGTGATTTTAGTATTACGGTTCCTGCTTTTGGGGACCAACCTGATAACACTTATTGTGGTAAATTAAGACGAGGGTCTCAATTTGTTGGGGCGGGACAAGTATTTGAAAACATATATGACATTGATTTCTCAACAGCGTTTAGTAATGATGGAGTAACTCCAAGACTTGTTATACCTAATAGGGACTCTAATAATAATTTAATTAATTACACAATAGTAAAAAGAGAACCTGTTGTTAATGGGATTACTAAGGTCTTTAGAAGAGTAATCAACAATAACGATTCACGACCTTTCTTTGAATTATTTTTACCTGAAAAAAACGTAATTGGTATTACAAGTACGATTGTTAAACCTGGAACCAACTACTCTAATGTCCCATCAGCTCAAGAGTTTTTATCTTCACAAAACAGATGGTATGAGGTTGACGCTTTAGCTCAAGATAGGATTTTTATTGAGGACCCAACAAGAGCGTCTAATGAACCTGGATTAAAAGTCGGTAGATACGTTTTAACAAATAATCGATTTATTTCGGAATACACTCCCGAAGGATTTTTGAAAATGACCTTTGGTGGTGGTAGTCAATCTACTGATGAAATTCTTAGAGATTTTGCAAGAAGTGGACAACCATTAGATTTGTCAAAATATCAGAATAATTACTCATTAGGGTCGACTATTCCAACTAATAGTACTTTGTTTGTACAATATAGAATTGGTGGAGGATTAGGTACTAATTTAGGTGTTAATGTGATTAACCAAGTAGGACAAGTAAATTTTGAAGTTAATGGAGCGTCTCAAACAATTAATAGTTCAGTTATTAGTTCTTTAAATTGCACTAATCCATATCCTGCAATTGGAGGTGCTAACTTACCAACAATTGAAGAAGTTAGAAATTTAGTTGGATTTAATTTCGCGTCTCAAAACAGAGCAGTGACTATTAATGATTATGAGTCAATACTTAGGAAAATGCCTTCTCAATTTGGGGCACCTGCTAAAGTTGCAATACTTGAAACTGATAATAAAATTAACGTAACAATTTTAACTTATGACAGCTCAGGTAATTTGAGTGATACTGTTTCTCAAACTTTATTAGATAACGTGGCGGTTTATTTATCTAATTATAGAATGATTAATGATTATGTTGTGGTAAGTGCTGCTAATGTTATTGATTTATCATTTGACATTTCAATAGTATTAGACTCAAGTCAAAATCAAGGAGTCGTTATCACAGATGTAATTAATACGGTAACTAATTTTATGAAACCTGTTAATAGAGAAATGGGTCAACCTCTCTACATATCGGAAATTAAAAGATTAATCCAATCATTAAATGGAGTATTATCGGTATCTAACGTATCAGTTTTTAACAAAGTAGGGGGATTATATTCTTCATCTGAAACTAGCCAAAGTTTTTCAAATGATGTTACAAAACAGATTAGTTTAGTTAATGATACAATATATTCTGAACCCAATCAGATTTTCCAAGTTAGATATCCTAATGTTGATGTTTTAGTAAGAACTATTAACACGCAAAGTGTGAATATTTCTTAGTAAATTTTGGTGAGCATTTATTTTTTCAAAATAGTGAATAAACTATTTATTAAAAAACACAATGCCGAACTCTTTTAGAATACGAACAAATCTTAATGAAGATAGAAATTTACAGGTCAAATTAGAACAAAATTTTGATACTCTTGAAGTTTTATCTTTAACCGTTACTCCTGATGAAATATACACAAGAAGTTGCGCGGATTTTGGAGTTGTTTGTGGTAGAGTATTTGCGAATAATGGATTTGGAGTACCTAACGCAAAAGTTTCTATTTTTATACCATTAGAGGAAGAAGACTTATATAATGATATTATATCCGCTTTATATCCTTATAAGACATTACAAGATGTAAATGATGATGGTTATAAGTTTAATTTATTACCTTACACTTCATCACATAGTGGTCATATTCCTGTAGGTACATTCCCTGATAGGAGTGATGTTCTGATTGACAAAAATGTTATCGAAGTTTATGACAAATATTATAAATTTACGGTACAATCAAATGATTCTGGTGACTTTATGATTTTTGGACTTCCTGTTGGAACCCACGAATTATTTATGCAAGTTGATTTATCTGATATTGGACCATTTTCACAGACTCCTCAGGATTTAATAAGAATGGGTAGAGCTACAGAAAGTCAAGTTGACGGAGACCTATTTAAATTCTCAACAAACTATAATGAGTTACCTCAAATCGTTACATTACGTAAAACAATTAATGTTGCTCCATTTTTTGGACAACCTGAAATTTGTAATTACAATATATACCGTTCAGATTTTGATTTAACCGCTGAAGCGGGAATTAAAATCGAACCAACTGCAGTTTTTATGGGGTCCATGTTTTCAACTAACGATTCTCAAAAAATAGGGTATAATAAATTTTTAGGAATTGTTGGTCAAAATAAATGTAAGAGCCCAATTAAAATGGGTAATTTATGTGATTTAATTGCGGGACCTGGAAGTATTGAGGCTCTCAGACAAACTGAATTATTAGATGAGAATGGCTTACCTATCCTTGAAGAATTTAAGTTAGACAACGGAGGTAAAGTTATTGATGAGAATGGAGTGTGGGTTACTGAGGTACCTATGAATTTAGATTATATCTATACTGATGAGTATGGTAATCAAAAAATTAGTTATGACCCAAATATTGGTATACCTACAAGAGGTAAATATAGATTTAAAGTTAAATGGCAACAATCAACTAAATTATCTGAGGAAATTAAAAGAGGTTATTATTTAGTACCAAACATTAAAGAATATGGATGGTATGACGAAAATATTGACCCTGCTAAACAATTCCTACCTACATCATCAGCCGACATACAAGTACCTGTTGGTTTTGATGGGACAATAACGACTAACGTTACAGTTTCTCAAAGCATTGTTAAACGAATTGTTTCAGTTAAAAATTCGTCTAAATATACCATTACAAACAATGGGGAAACTTACTATGGTAAAAATTTGAGACCATCTTCTAATCAATATGTTATAAATTTTGAACCCGATGATATAAATCAACCAGTAATTGTGACAATTGAAACATTAACACTACAGCAGTTTTTATTAGAAGGGTCATATGCTTTTAGTTTAGATTGGAACGATTATTCTAATTACCAAGACGCTATTGATTGTAAAGACACGTTTTATGATATGTCTTATAATAAAGTCTATACTGTTAGTAGTTTAATCGATAGGTTTCAGACTAGTAGATATGTTTGGAATACGACTCAGATTAAATACATCCAAGACAATACCTGTGAGGGGAACTACAATAAATTTCCAATTAACGATTCTCACTATAGAATTAATTTTTTATGGTTTTTTGTTTCGTTTATGGTTTCTGTATTGCCTTATATACTTTTTGCGATAGTTGCGGTTACAACGGTATTGGCGTGGGTTTATGATAACATATTACCAATAATTGATAATATCATTAATAAAATAAGAAATTTTATTGAAAAGGCATGTAGGGGAATTAATAAAGCTTTGGATTTTTTAGGACTTAATTCATGGAAAATTAATTGTCCAGATTTTGATGAAATTGATAGACCTGATAATCCATTTTTAAATATTGGATTACCATTAGTTTTATATACCGAGGACGGATGTGAAAGGTGTAGATGTAATATCTCAAACACAGTAGTTGATACTCCTTTGTTAACTGGTTCATATTCCCAAACTTCACCATTATTTGATTCATCTTCCGCTCTCAGTTTTAATTTTGATAATTTGAGTGATAGTGAAGTAACCATACCTGACAATATAAGTAATGATGTTGAAAATTATGCAAGATACAGGTGGAGAGAAATTGCTCCAATAATCTTAACAGGTAATGATGACCCTGAATTGAATGAATCTACAAATACTCCTTGGACCTATTATTATGATAGTACAAGAGGGGCGGATTCAATTGCGTTTTCACCACAACTAACGGTTGGTGAAATGTATAATTTGTTTAATACTAAGGACAAATATTTCCATAAATCAATAACAATCGCCGGACAAACACAACCTGTATATGTTACGGGATGGAATCAGATTAAAGTTAAATGGCAACCTGAAAATAATCTACCAAATGATGACACGCAATTTAATCATTTAGACAATGTAATGGTTTTAGTTTTAGATGAAGGGGCGTCTCAGTTAAATTCTGGAGATATTATAAGTTTTCAGGACCCAACAAAGTCTTTAGATAAAAACTATAATAATGGGACACCTGTTCAAACTGGTGCTACAGGGTATACTAAATATGTTACTAACCTTAGCGTTATTTATGCCGACCCAACTGTTACTAATGGGGGTAGTAATGCTAATTTAACTACCACGTACACTATAACTGGATTTTCCCAAAACACAATTATTGGTTACACTACACCATCAGGTCCTGGTCCCGGAGTCATTACACCGATATACGCCTCAGAAACAGGGGTTGGAAAATATCCATCAGATGTTGAATACTTCCAAGTACTCACCGGAATGACATTGTCAGAATATAAAACTATTGCAGTCCAAAAGCAAAACCCGTTTGCTTTAGGTACGAGATATTTACAGATTAAAAACTCTACTGAGGGGACTGGTACTGCTAATGCAACTATACTAAACGACACAAATTATTACCTCGGTGGTGCAGAGGTTTACATGAATAATGGCAGACAGATGTTTGTTTGGTCTAACGATGGAGGATTAATGCAAGACCCGGATAACCCTCCTGTATGGAATAACCAATATATAGGTACGGTTAGAGCATCGCAAGACCCTGATTATGGAAATAAAAAAGTTTTAATATTGATGAGAGGTGTTGATGTTCATTCCCCATCGATAGATATGAAAATAGATTTATCAAGAATGTTTGGTAAATGGACATTTGATTGGACACCATCTGTTCAATATAGTAAGTACATTATTAGAGGTAATTTTAAAATGAACATTCCAATTAGGGCTTCATATAGTACTGTGGGTGCAAATTCTATGAGTTGTACTAATCATTACCTATTTTCTAACAACCAAGGTGAAAATGGTGGTGGATATGACAAAACAACTAAAAGTACTATTTTCTATAAAAGTTATACGTATCAGTATAAAAATTTAGGTACGAATTCATTCCAGCCATTTAAGTCTCACATGCATAAGTATTATTCGGGTGTTGGTCCGGCATTGATGGACACATATGATACTTTAAATTGGAACTCCGATTTGGGAGCTCAGACGAATTCAATTGTGTCTTTATTAACTCAGTACCGACAACAAGTTCAAAACAGATTATGGTATAGTGGGCAGTTCGAATCAACACCTCCAAATAATGGATTTTTTTATAATGAAAATAACTACTCAATAAGTACTAAAAATTTCTCAGTCACTAACAATAATTTTTATAGACGAAATTTTAGAACTAGAAGTGGAACTCCAGGAAGGGTTCAATATCAATTATCATATCCATTTCTTTCGGTTGATAATTATTTTAGTCAAAATAATATAATACAAGGACTTCAATTCTATGCATCTCCAGGTGATAATGCGGGGTTAGAATACTACTTCACTTCCAATTATATGGATGATGAGATTATTGAAGGGGGTGAAATGTTTGAATCTACTTATGAAAAAGGGTCTGATGTTTATAATGTTGGTACTAACTTTTCACCTGTGTTTATTAATAAATGGGGACCTTTACAGAATATAACCAATAACCGTAGAGGTGCTAATATGTTTAGTTTTGATTATTTTGCACCCGAAGACCCTACTGATATTTCTAACGGAACATATCCAATAGATTTTAATAATAGTGATTATATTGTAGTTAGAACCGATAGGTTACCTAGCTCAACAAACATAACAAGATTTGGGGCAAATACAATGTTCCTACATCAAAACCCAAATTTTGGAATATTTAAAATTGCTGAAGGAGGATTTACACAGGAATTAACAAACATAACTCAAATCGGGGTTTCGATAAATGATGGTAACCAAACACTACCACCCGAATACCAAGGAGTACTAAACTCAGTTCAGGATTGTAGTAAAGCCGTACTTCAAAAGTGTTATAGTTTTGACCCGGTAAATAATGTACCTGTAATATCTGCGAATTGTCCTGAATACATGTATTTGAGTAATGGAGTTGTTAAATTTAGGTATGGTACAGGATGTTATAATTTAATATCAAAACCATTTGATAGTTTTAAGGTTGATATTGAAAGTGTTAAAGAATGGGCTGCAAGACTTAAAATGAATTTGGCAGTTTGTTTAGACGTGTTTTCTCATACCTTCTCAAATCAATATATTAATGGTACTTTATACGCTTACCCATTTAAAAACAATAGATTTTTTGACCTGAATAATCGACCATTTAGTGAATATTGTAGTGATGTAGTCTATCTAAATGACTACTCAAATACTTTTTATTATCGTAGTAGTCCGTATATGACCGATATTAACACAATTAATAGTGGTAAATTTATAGGTAAACCAAATCCTATTGGTAATTCGTCAAACACAGGTAATGAAAGATTACTAGGTTCTCCAACAACCATATTAGATTTAGGTCCTAAGGTAATATACACACAAGAATTAGTTTTTAGTGACGATTATGATGGGTATATTATGAATCAATTAAAATCGACAACATATCAGAACATAACTCAGGTTATGAACATGTTTATTTTAAGTAGAATAACTAGCCCCACATTATCAAAACTTGTTATCCCTCAAAGCGATGACCCAAATGAGGGAGATAATGATGCTGGAGTCCAATCACTATTTCAAAATACAAGATGGTTTAAAGACCCTTCTAATATTGAAACCCTAATTCCACAATCTGTTGATGGTGATTTATCTCAGATGTTGTCAATTAATTCTGAATTTGGTATTACTGAATTTTCTGCGGAAAATTATCCTGGTGATACGGTTTATTTTGGATTTAGTAGTCAGGGGGTAAATGATGGGTTTGCAATGTTCGGTTTATTTTTTACAGGGAATACTCAGGCGAGAGATTTTATCACACCAAGAAGAACTATATGGAACCAAAATGCCACATTCCCCGTAAATAATGATTATGACTTTACACAAATACCTGTTAAGACTCAGGTCGTACCATTCTACAATTGGAAAATTTCTGACTTTAATAGTAGTGGAGAATTAAATCCCACAACTATATTTGGTACACAAAAGAACAATTGGTTTACCGAAGTGTTTAATACATCGGCATATCCGAATCAATTTCAAAGCTACCCTTATCAATCTTTAGATAGATTAAATGCGAATAGTCGATATTTCCAATCTAACATTATTAACAATAGAACACAATACGCTCAAAATTACATAATTAACTTTAATTCAACTGGAGGAACTACTAACCAAATTCCAACAAATAGTAATTTTAGTAATTATTTTATAGCGGGGTCACCATTCCATTTTTACTTTGGATTAATAAATGGGTCATCCGCTCTTGACGTGTTCATAAAAAAATATTTAAATGAAAATTCAATAGTTGAGTGATTTAGGACAAATATCGATAATTAAGGGTGAACTTAGGTACAAAGGTTCGAATGATGTGGATTTCAGATTACAAATTCCATTGGTTAATACTATTAAGGAATATGATGAGACTGATAAAAATCTTACATTAAATCTACAGCAATTATTTGATACTGAAAGAAATGAGTGTACCATATTTAGACCAACCTGTAAATTCAGTTGGTTATTTAGTAATGCTTATAGTGGATTAACGGTAGGTAACACTACCTCAACACCATATAAACCATTTAACAATCAATTATTTTATACGGATGTAAACACGTATAAACAATTACAATTAGCTGCTGGTAATGGTAGTAATAACCAAATATCATGGGCTGGATATCCGCAATACAACGAATTTTCTCTAATAAGAAATGATTTAAATGTTGATGGTTATAGTACGGGTGCAAAACCACATTTATATTCTTCAGAGAGTAATGCTCCTTATTATAATTGGTATGTTCACTTATCGTACGCTTATTCATCTACCACTGCACAGACAATGCAATGTAAAGTTGGACCTGGCACTTACATGTGGAACGCACACGAAGGAATTCCGTATTATTTAACCAATAGTTTTGAAAACGGAAAACCAATTTTACAATTCACTTGTGCTATGAACCATAATTTAAAAGTTGGCGAATATATCAAGTTACCTACAACCTGTAATGGAATAACTTATTTCCAAGTGTATAGTTTGGGAAATGGGTTAAGTGGGTATGAAAAATTTGTTTTTAATGTGTATAATGTGGGATATACTTGTGATGTTTTACAAGGAAATAACTTTGGAACTTTCAAAAGAGCGATTGGGGAAGATGAACAAGGGGTGTCGAAGTATTATGTTAGAAAACATAAAATACTAACTAACTATAATGATGCAATAATAACTAAATCAGGGTTTGAAAAAAATGGATTAAGGGTTGTTAAAAAATTTGAGTCCAAACAATTAACTCCAAATTTAGTTTCTAGAGTCTCAGTTAAAGAAGATAGTCAATCATACAATATATCTTTTAGTAAGGATAT